CAGCAGCTTGGGTTGTTATTAATAAACAAACAGGTGAAGTTGCTGTAAGTCACTTACATAAGATGGAGATGCCAGATGTATCGGAAAAAATTAAAAAGATTAAAAATGTTGTGGCGAAGGATAAGCCACCCGTTAGATGTTATGATGACGTTCTTGATGGTACTTCTGGGAATAGGAAGCTATGCACTAGTTGCGTGTATTGTGCATATAAGTTTCATTGTTGGTCTGATTCTAATGGCGGTAAAGGATTACGTCAATTTAATTATGCCAACGGTCCAAAATATCTTACGCATGTTTCTAAAACACCTAACATTGAAGAGGTAAATCCTTATGAAAGAAACTAAAAATATTAATATACCTCCTTTAAGATATTTTCAATTAATGGAATTAGTAAAGTTTTATAAACCTTTTACATTATTGGAAGTAGGTTGTTGGAATGGAGAGCATGGTATACAAATGTCTGAAGCAGCTTTAAGCTCTCACAATTCTCCTGTTCATTATATAGGATATGATTTGTTTGAAGATGGAGATAACCTAATAGATAAAAAAGAATTTAATAGTAAATCAAGGCAGATTTATACTGAAGTATCTAATAAGTTTAGAAAACTACAAGAAAAATATGACTATAGATTTACTTATTCACTTATTAAGGGAGATACCAATCAGGTAATGGATGATCATTCTGTAGATTTTGCATTTCTAGATGGAGGTCACTCCATTGAAACAGTTCAGAATGATTATGCTAAGTCCATTACTTCTAAGGTAATTGTATTTGATGATTACTTTAGTGAAGACCATACTGGAGGAATACCAGAGGTATCCCATCTTGGGACTAATGTAGTGGTTGATAATATACTTGATAAAGCTAAATGGATATTCCCCTCTAATGATCCAGTTAAAGATGGAGGTATTACCCACCTAGCAGTTATAGTTAATGAGGGGTTAGTACCCCCTAACAAAGATATTATGTTGGTTCCTCTGTTAGTTTCAAATGGCTAAACATAAAAAAAGAGGAAAGTTTCGATCTAAATCAGAAGAGATAGTTTATAATTATCTTACAGACTTAGCTATAAAAGTTCGTTATGAAGAAGATAAAATTAATTATACATGGTTAGAATATAAGACCTATATACCAGACTTTATTTTACCTAATGGGATTATTTTAGAAGTTAAAGGACGGTTTGTGTTAGAAGATAGAAAGAAACACTTGTTTATTCAAGAACAGAAACCAGACTTAGACATACGATTTATATTTGACAATCCTAACAGCAAGCTGTATAAGAATGGTAAGATGACTTATGGAAAATGGTGTGAGAAACATAATTTTCTATATTGCAGAAGGAAGGACGGCATACCTGATGAGTGGTTAAATGGAAGAAGAAAATGAATTAGAAATATTAGAGGAGGAAACTGATGAATTATTAACACATGATTGGTCAGTAGATGTTAATTATGAAATATTTCAATTTAGGCAAACCCTTAAAGAAGGGGAGCCAGAAAGAAATCTTTATCTTGCAGTTATACTTCAAGCACTTTTAGATGCTACTAATTCAACATCAGTATGTTCTGTATCTGAATCATCTGTTATTCAATCACAAGCATCTTCTTGGTTCTTTACTTCTACATCAGTAAGCTTATCTGATTTTGAATATGTTTGTGATATGGCAGGTCTTAATCCTAATTATACTAGAACATTTGCATATAAAATTATACATTCAAAAGAAATAACTTTTATAAGGAAAAGAATTAATGCTCTCTTATCTTGATAGACAGCCCCATGAATCATGGGATGAGTATTGTGTACGTTATTTAAAAGAGGAGCGATTATATAAAATGAAAGAAGATAATCCATTATCTAAACAGGTTTCAGGAACTCATTATAAAAACTGTGAGATTCAGCCTGTAGAATATATTGTTAAAAATAACCTTGACTTTTTGGAAGGTAATATTGTAAAGTATATTACAAGGCATAGGACAAAAGGTGAAGGTTCGGCTGATATTAAAAAGGTTATTCACTATGCTGAACTTATTTTAGAACTGGTCTATGGGGAAACAACCAATAAATAAAGGAGCAAAGGCATTATGAAATTACCTACAGACTATCAGACATTCATACATTTGTCTCGCTACTCACGTTGGTTAGAAGAAGACAATAGGAGAGAAACTTGGGAAGAAACTATTTCAAGGCTAGTAAATTATTTTAAATACCATATAGAAAATAATTTAGAAATATTTTTTAAAGAAGAAGACTCTGATATCTGGAAAGAACTTTACAGAAGTATATCTTCATTAGAAGTTATGCCAAGTATGAGAGCTATGATGGCTGCTGGCCCTGCATTAGCAAGAGAAAATATTGCAGGATATAACTGTTCCTATATACCAATAGATAGTCCTCGATCCTTTGATGAGGTGTTATATATTCTTATGAATGGTACAGGTGTAGGCTTTTCTGTAGAAAGACAGTATGTAAATAACCTACCAACCATTCCCTATACAGACATGGAAGAGACTGATGACGTTATCAGTGTAGCAGATTCTAAAGAAGGATGGGCTAGAGCCTTTAAGGATTTAATATCCTATCTATACTCTGGCAGAATACCGCAAATAAATATGGATAAGGTGAGGCCAGCAGGTTCTAGGCTGAATGTCTTTGGAGGAAGAGCATCAGGACCAGAACCCCTCCATGATCTTTTTAAATTTACTATTAAGAAGTTTCAAGAAGCTAGAGGAAGAAAACTTACTTCCTTAGAGTGTCATGATATTGTCTGTAAGACAGGTGAGGTAGTTGTAGTAGGTGGTGTAAGAAGGTCAGCACTCATCTCTCTATCTAATCTATCTGACGATAGGTTACGTTCAGCCAAGAAAGGACAGTGGTGGGAAACAAATCCAGAACGATCACTAGCTAATAACTCTGCTGTATATGCTGATCTACCAGAGACAGCTACCTTTATGAAGGAGTGGTCTTCTCTTTACGAAAGTAAATCAGGAGAGAGGGGAATCTTTAACAGACAGTCTGCCAAAATGAAAGCAAAGAGTAGTGGCAGAAGAGAATGGGATGTAGAGTTTGGTACAAATCCCTGCTCTGAAATTATACTACGTCCTAATCAGTTCTGTAATTTAACAGAAGTAGTTTGTAGAGCAGATGATACTAGAGCCAGTCTTAAAAAGAAAATCAGAATGGCAACAATTCTTGGAACTATCCAAGCCACAATGACAAATTTTGGATACCTAAGAAAGAGATGGCAGAATAACACAGAAGAAGAGAGACTCCTTGGTGTATCCTTAACAGGTATTATGGATTGTAAACTTATTAATAAATCCTCTAATGAGGTTAGAGTAGATAGTCTATTAGCTGCTTTAAAAGAATATGCTATTGAAGTTAATAAAGAATGGTCTAAGAAATTAAATATTCCTCAATCTACAGCAGTAACCTGTGTTAAACCTTCTGGTACAGTAAGCCAACTAGTCGATAGCTCTTCTGGTATCCATGCAAGACATGCTCCTTATTATCTTAGGACAGTGAGAGGGGATGTTAAAGACCCACTGACTCAATTCATGGTAGAGGCAGGGATACCTAATGAGCCTGATCAAATGCGTCCTGATAATACAGTAGTCTTCTCATTCCCTATGAAATCTCCTGATCATGCTATACATAGAAACGATCAAGGAGCTATTGAACAATTAGAGTTTTGGAAAATGTATGCAGAAAAATGGTGTGAACATAAACCATCTGTAACAATTTCTGTTAAGGAACATGAATGGATAGAGGTAGGTTCCTGGTGTTGGTCTAACTTTGAATACCTATCGGGTGTATCCTTCCTTCCCTATACCGATCATACCTATAAACAAGCTCCTTATCAGGACATAACTAAGAAAGAATATACTAAATATATGCAGGAATTTCCTACTAATATTGACTGGTCTAGACTGCCAGAATGGGAAAAGGAAGATACTACAAAAGGAACACAGGAGCTTGCTTGCACAGCAGGAGTGTGTGAATTAGTAGATATATAAAAAAGTCCTTGACTTTATATAAAAAGTATGAGACAATCTTATTGAAGTGCCATAATGGGCTTCAAGTTTTAACTCGCTAACAAAGGAGAATATTATGAATATGCTTATGCACACAAGACAGATTGCCCCTGAATTTTGGAAGGGATATTGGAAACACTCTATAGGGTTTGATCGAATGGTTGATACCCTTATGGATACTGAAGGGTCATTCAAAGCTTTCCAAGATAATTATCCACCATATGATATTGTTAAACAATCAGAAACTAACTGGAAAATTGTTATGGCCTTAGCAGGATTTCAGGATACAGACATATCTGTTGAGCAAAAAGAAAATGTATTAACCATTAGGGGTAATACCCAACCTGAAGGAGAGTATGTTTTTAAAGGTATAGCTACAAGAAAGTTTAAGAAAGTTTTTCCTCTGGTTGAAGGTGCCGAAGTTACCGAAGCTTCGTTAAAAAACGGTTTGCTAGAAGTTAATATTAATATAGCAATTCCAGAGGAACAAAAGCCAAAGCTGATCCCCATCAATATTGACAACAGTTAAGGCTTTATGAGGGGGTGAAGATTTCAAGCTCCTATCTTCACCCCCTCAAATTTAAAGGAGATAACATGAATAGATTAAATACTATTTATATAGGATATGATAAAAGAGAACAGGCATACTTTGATGTTCTAGTGGAATCTATTAAACGAAATACAAAAGAAACATATAATATTATTCCTCTCTATGAAGATAGATTAAGAATGATGGGGATGTATTGGAGAGGATTTACTGTTAAAGAACATGCTAATTATGAACTCCAAAAGTTTGATTATCTAGACGAGAAACCCTTCTCTACTGACTTTAGTTTTACCAGATTCCTTATTCCTATGCTTAATCAATATGAGGGACTGGCTCTGTATATGGACTGTGATATGTTTGTCAGAGCAGACATTAAAGAAGTTTTTGATCTAGCTGAAAAAGATTTTCAAACACCCCTCTGGTGTGTCCATCATAACTACGTACCTAAAGAATCTATGAAGATGGATAGTAAATTACAAGAAGCTTATTCTAAAAAGAATTGGTCCAGCTTTATGCTATGGAATTGTGATCACGGAGTACATAGAAATCTTACAGTAGGAGATGTTAATACTAAAACAGGATGGTGGTTACATAATTTTAAATGGATGGAAGACTATACATCAACTCCTATTGGGAAAATTCCTCAGAAATGGAACTGGCTAGATGGACATTCACCAGAAACAATTGAACCATCTAATGTCCACTTTACTACAGGTGGACCAGCCTTTTCCTCATGGACTTCTAAAAGAAATATAGAGCAAACTTATGTAGATGAGTGGGTTCAAATGTTTAAGGAAGTTCAAATGGAAGAGGTGATGAGTTGACTCTTTCTGTATCCTTGGTTGATAAGATGGGGGACGATACAACAGTTGTAAACTCCGCCAGGGTTTCATTCGGGAAAAGGGTAGATCAATTTAGAGAAAATGAAGATGAAAAGCTAATTAAATATTTAGCTAGTAACAATCATTGGTCGCCCTTTTCCCATTGTTTTTTACAGTTCCATGTTAAAGCTCCTATTTTTGTAGCTCGACAGTTAGCTAAACATCAGGTAGGATTAGCATGGAATGAAATAAGTAGGAGGTATGTAGATACTGAACCTCAGTTTTATATACCTTCAGTATGGAGAAAGAAAGCAGACGATAAGAAGCAAGGAAGTAGTAATGAAGAAATAAAATATGATATATCTGGAACTATGAAATATGTAACAGAAACATATAATAATTTATTGGATGAGGGTGTAGCTCCAGAAATGGCGAGAATGATTCTTCCCTTATCCTTAATGACAGAATGGTATTGGTCTGGTAGTTTAGCAGCTTTTGCTAGAGCTTCTAATTTAAGACTAGCTGATAGCTCACAAAAAGAAACTCAGCTTATTGCACAGCAGATATCTAATTTAGCTGCTGAACATTTTCCTATAAGCTGGAAATATTTAATTTTATCTAAGTGGAGTAATGATGATTAATTTTATAACCTCGTTTTCTGAGGAAGGATATTGTACTTATGCCAGAAAAATGCTGGAAGGAGTTAAGGAGAATTGGGGAGAGGGCTTACACCTGACAGCCTTTTATCATGATTTCGATATATCAGATTATGATTATCCTGAAAGTGATAATATAACCTACAGGAACCTAAATGATATTCAAGACCTTCATGAGTTTAGAGAAGAACACAAAGAACATGATGGCACAATGGGTGGAAAAGTACCTTATAACTGGAGGGTAGATGCAGTAAAGTTTTGCCATAAAGTTTTTGGTCTAACTGAACTAGCATTTGAAATGGCAGAGGAATCCAAACAAGCTGGATGGCTTGTATGGTTAGATGCAGATACCTATACAGTAAAACCTATTACTGAAAAAACATTTACTCCACATCTAAATCCCAAAGCTGAATTGGTATATATGGATAGGAAGAACTTTGAGTTTGCTGAAACTTCTTTCATGGCTTTTAATCTAAACCTTAGACCACCTCTTGATATTCTAGGAGACTTGAGAGGCTTCTATATGTCTAATGAGGTTACAACCTATAGAGAGTGGCATGATGGCTTTATTATTTCTCGTCTTATTAATCTGTATAGGGCGCATGGATTAAAGGTGATTGACCTTACAGGCCATCTAGATACCATTGTCAGTCATCTAAGTGGTCCTCAAGCTTTTGATTCTTCTTTCCTGGGAAATATAATGATTCACCAGAAAGGAGAAAGGAAACATTCTGAATATGGTAATCCTGCTCCTAGAAGTAATATGCGTTATAAAAAACTAGGAGAAATTATAAAGCATTATGGTCCCAAAAAGATAGTAGAGGTGGGGGAATGGGATAGTCAAAGAGCTATAGGAAGTTGTACCAAAGCTTTAGAAAAACATAAATCAGTAACATATATTTTATTTAATGATTTTAAATCTGTTAATTATAATAAGACTATTGAACTATTTACAAAGTATAAAGAAGATAGAAAGAAAAGAGGATTAAAGTTTAATTTTAAATTTATAAAAGGTACTATAGATCAGAAGTTGGTTGAAGATGCAGACTATGCTTTCATAGGAGGTTTTGATGAACCAGAAGATTTTACTGATGCGTTTGAAAAACTAAAACATATTCCTTTTCTTATCTTTGATAAAGTCTTTACCCCAGATCAGGAGAAGAAACTACCTCCTAAAAAATATCTTACTCCTGTTAAAACTTTAGAAAAGTTTGAGGCTACCAAGAAATATATTCTGCCATCAGAAGATGAGGTAACAGGTGGTGGAAGATGTCATCTAGCTGTCGTAATAAACAATGGCAACATAAATGCTCTTCCTAAAGAATTGTTACAGGTTCCTATTATAGTTAATCCAAAAGACTGTGTTCCAAAGGAAGATATTCTAGGTAATGTAAGAGAGAATATGAAGTTAATTAATCCTAAACATTGGGTAGATAAGGCAAGAACTACTACAGATGTAGGGATTGTAGTATCTGGTGGACCTAGTACCGATTGGAAAAAGCTTGATGATATAATGAACGAAGAGTATTCTAAAGGGAATACACCACGTATCATGTGTGTTAAACATTCTTATCCTGCTCTTCTTAACCACGGCTTCCAACCTTGGGGATGCACCATTCTTGATCCTAGATCATTGGATGGTATAAGTACACATGGTATAGTAAGACGTACTTTATTTAAAACAATTAATAAACATACTTTATTTTTTGTTGCTTCAATGACAGAGCCTTCTGTGACACGCCACCTTATTGAAAGAAAAGCTAAAATTATTGGTTGGCACGCTTATAGCCAATCACTTCAAAAGAATATAGAAGCACAGAAGGAAGCTAACAGTACAGGTAAATCAGCTAAAGTAATAGTAGAAAAAGATTTAGGTATTAGAGATGGTGCTACTCTTATTACAGGTGGAACTTGTGCAGCCATGAGAACTATAGGTATCATGCATACACTAGGCTTTAGAAGGTTCCATCTCTTTGGTTTCGATTGTAATGTTCCAGAACCACCTGAAGAAGATAAAAAGGATTTGGGTGAAGAAGGCGCACCTAAATATATGCAAGTATCGGTAGATAACAAACCCTTCTGGACTACTGGTGAGCTTCTAGCTATGGCACAGGATTGTGAAAAGTTATTTGAAAGAGATGATGTAGACCTGGATTTAGAATTTCATGGGGAAGGAACTTTAGTTTCTGCTTTATGGAATAAATCTTCTTCTCAACAAAAACAAACATATGAACAAATACTCAATATAGGAGATACATAATGCTAGGAATTGTAGAAACAGTTGCAGGTGTAGTAGATAATGTTCTTGATAAATTTATTGAGGACAAAGACTTAAAGACTAAGCTAAACCATGAGCTAAAGAAAAGTGTACAAGATGCAAACCTTGCTCAAATACAAGTCAATATGGAACAAGCTAAACACGCCAGCATCTTTGTTGCAGGAGCAAGACCTGCTATTATGTGGGTCTGTTGTTTTGGTTTGGCATGGCAGTTCGTTCTTCAGCCTGTCGCAGTATGGGTGATCAATGTAACAGATTATGAAATAGGGTTGCCACTCATCCCTACTGAAGGACTTCTTCCCTTAACTCTAGCTCTTCTAGGACTTGGCGGTATGCGTACAGCAGAAAAGTTCCAAGGTAAAGCTAGAAACAACATGAAAAATTAAAAATCCTTGTGAAGGCTCGTAGAGCTTCATACAGAAGAATTAATATTCTCAGGTATCTGGACATACATATACCCTTAGATCGCTCTGTATGGCGCTCTAAGGGGCATATTTTTTTAGGAATTAGCTAATGTTGAATGAAAAGCAGGAAAAATTTGCTCAATCGTACATTATCCATAGAAATGCTACCGAAGCTGCTAAAGCTGCTGGGTACTCGGATAGGTCTGCTGCTAATCAGGGATATAGACTTATAAATAATCCTGAGATTGCAGAACGAATTGAGGATTTAGAAAAAGAACTTGAAACAAATATAGATGTAGTAGATGAGATTGAAAATCAATATACCTTTGCTAAAGCAAATGGACACACGAATAGTGCTATTAAAGCTCTTGAATTGTTATCCAGAATACGAGGCTCCAAAGGAGACACGGAAAAAGAATTGGATAAGAAAGAACTTAAAGAAGAGATTGTTAAATTTATGGAGATTATAGGGAAGGATGAAGTGGAAGAAATTTTAAAGACTTGTGTGTTTGATTAAATACTAAAGCTTTCACCACATCCACATTGAGATTGTACATTTGGATTTTCAAGTTTTAAAATTGCACCAAAAACATCTTTAGAATAGTTTATAACAGAACCTATTACATACATCATAGCAAGAGGATCAATAAAAAGTGTACCAGTTTTTAGAGTTATTGTTTCATATTTTTCCTTATTATCTGAATCGTCTAGTAAGGACCATTCGTAAGAAAATCCTGCACACCCTCCACCTTTTACGGACAACAACACACCTTCGCAATCTTTGGAAGAACTCACGATACTAGATAAATGTTCGTTAGCCTCTGGAGTTATCTCAATCATTTATATGACCATACCCAGGGACGGTGGTGGGATTTACTTTTAGGCATATCGTCTATATGGATAAAGCGACTCTCGTAGTTTCCCCTTTGTTGAACTCCTATTCCAGTCATCCCTTCTTGCATAGCCATACCAATCAGTGTATAAGCATCCTTACCATAACATAAAACATCTACTGCCTTACCAAACAAATGGGGAGAATGCCTTGCCCCGTTAATGGCACTGTTATGAGCTAGACTTCTATAACCAGAACTTATAATCATTGGTTTATTAAACTTCTTTCGTAGCTTTACAAGCTTTTCCATAAATTGTTCATCCATTTCACATTCATCTGTTCCTTTACAGGCCAGTTCTTTCTCACTGAAAAACTCCCACTCACTCATCTAGACAACATCCTTTCTATAAATGTATCCATCTTATCTTCAAGCTTGTCAAACCTTGCCATGATCTTTAGAACATCTTCTTCTGTTTCTCTACGAGTAGCATAATTCTTTGCAAGCTCTTCTCTAGTGTCTGCCAATCTACGCTTGGCCTCATTAATCTGTTGGCTTACGCCTCTTATCCACCACATAAATCCTCCTCCAGCTAACGTAAGCACAAGGTTCCACAGCATAGTTGGGTCATCCATAATTATCTTACTCCTATTCTTTAAAGGGTCTACCACTAATAGAAGTATTATAAGATGATAATTTTTCTAGTAAGTGTCTTAGCCACCCCATATCGTATCCCCTCAGATCACCTTCTCTTAGAGTCCTTGAGTTCCATACAGTATCTGAAATACTAGAAGGGATTAAAGTATTATTTCTAGCTCCCGTAATTAAATTATTTTCAAGCGTAGTTATATCTTCTTCATCACCACGTTTAGTTAAAGCACGTTGTAATATTACATCTATAGTTTTTTCATCAAATCCTGCTATTCGTAATGATTGAAGAACATCATCCACAGTATTATGAGCATCTATAGCATCTGTTATTGAATCTTTATAACTTTCTACTACAGTAGGAATATCGTTTCTTATTAAATTATCTTTAGTAGCCTCTTCAGTAAATTTATCTCGTCCTGTTTTTTGTTTATTAGCGGCTGAAAAAACTTGATAACCGTAACCTGTAGTTAAATCCATTTTTACAGGACGTATACCAAACAAACCACCTAACTCTGTAGCATCAGGAGTTGTAATAATTCCCCGTTCAGTTAATTCATGACCTGTAATATCCATGTCTCCACCACCTTCAGCAGGAGCTTTAGGTATAATTCCAAACGGATCAAGTCCTTCTAAATAAACAAGAAGAGAAAGACCTCTTTGCCTTTCATCTTGAGCAGCCATTGCTCTTGCATATTGTACTTTTCTTTCTAAAAAATTTAAAAATCCTGGCTTCATAACCTCAGTTAATTCAGCACCTGCTATTCCTAATGAATCAATACCTAAAGCTGTATCAACCCAATGTTGTGTTCCTTCTGCAAGACTACCCACTGGGTATTTTTTATCTCTCCCTGTCATAGCATTAACAATAGCATCTGTTAGCATTGAACTACCAACAAAAGGATTAGCTAACTTCTCCATTGTCTGAAATACTATTTTATCTTGTTCATCACTAGAAATATCATCACTTAATATAGCTCTATATAATCCTTTTGCTGTAGTCTTTAAATATTCGAAGGGATCTAAAGCACCCATAGGAATAAACTCAACTGTTAAATCATCCTTTGAATCTAAATTAATACCTGATGTATATACACGCCCTGTATCTTGATAATAACTAGGGATATGTTTTTCAATTACTGCATTTTCTTGTTCACTTGTAATTCCATGATCAGCAGCACTCATCTTTTGTAGAATATATGGAGTTAATCCTACAGTAGTAATTCCTGCAAGCCTTCTTGCTGCTCCTTTTCTAAGTTCTTTATTGTCACTTAAAAAATCATCAATAGTATATTTAACTAAGTTTTTACTTATACGTGTCATTTCAGCAGGAAAGGCTGCAAAGTCTCCAACTGGTGCATATCTTAAACTTTTCCACATTTTAGGAACAAGATTATAGTTAGGCATTAAGTCTCTAGTTCTTTGTGCAGCAAGTTCTTTTACTCTTTCAAAAGATTCATTTGGATAAGCCTTCTTCATCTTTTTTAAAGTATGCTCATAGTGCATGATTTTAAATATGTCATCTTCCATCTGATAAAGATCACGAGTCTTCTTAAATATATTTCTTAAACCTTTTCTTTTAGAAAGTTCTTCTGTAAAAGCTTGTTCGCTTTTTTTAGAAAAGGTTCTTAAATTATCTTGTATTAAACCAAGATCAACTCTGCTTCCTACTAACCCTAGTCGAGTATAGTCATTCCATTTCTCTGCAAATCTTTCATTAGAAACTCCTGCTAATCGTTTAGCTGAGTTCATTGCAGCAGGAAGTGCTTCTCCTATAGGTACAATACCATTAGCAGCTAATATAGACATATTACCCATTATATTTACTGAATGTGTGGTAGGATGAAATACAGTCTTAGCTTGTTGTGTCCAGCTTTTTGTTCCAGCCCACATTGAAAGAAAATTATTAGTGTTAGCAGGTTTAAAACTATCTTCTATAAACTTACCGTAGTTATCTGGAATATAAACTTCTGCACCATCTAAAACTTTTTTAGCTTTCTCGTCTAATCCCCTTCTCTTATAATCATTAGCTACAGCTTCTTTAATATGTTTATTAAGTTTATCAAAGTTTCGTCCTTTAATACCTTGTCCTTCTTTTAATGTTTTTGTTTCACCAAAAATAATTTTGTTGACATCATCAAAAGTATTCATCATACCTTTTCCAAATATCATTCCATGTTTACCAGCTTCACCTTTAGGTAAACCACTTGTACCATGTCTTATAGCAGACTGTTGACCTGATGTATACAAACCTTTCTTAATAAGAAGGTCTGTAACATCTTTTGTAAAATTAGCTTGTGCATCCATCTTAGATAGATGTACCATTGTATTCATATAATTTTCAAAAGGATCGTCTACTTCTCCTAGTAACTTTCGTATTGATGGATCATTTAATCTTCTATGAAATAGTTTTGCTCTAGTTGTTCCAGTCTGTGAGTGTCCTGAATACCTCATTAAAGCGTCAGCAACTCCAGATCGACCACCTCTATTATAAGATTGATTAACAATTTCAAATAATTCTTGTCCTATTTCTTCTCTGCTCATATTAGGATTGTTTGTTTTAATACTACGAGCAGCCTCTTGTATTATATTTTCAACTTCCGAATCTTTATTCTTATTTCCTCTTATATAATTCTCTAGACTCTTTTTAATTTTTCTGTTATATTTAGGATCAATAAAATTAAGATATGTTCTTGTAACATATGACCCAAGATTAGCATCAAAGGTTGCTGCTAAGTCTGAAGATACAACCTTATCCCCTAAACCTTCAGACAAATCATCCATATCCTTTCTCATGCTTTTTACTTTATCTATAAGGTCTGGTTTAAAACCTAAATATTCTAATTCTCTTAAAGCTGCTTGTTCTTTTAGTCTAGCTTTTTCTTTAAGCATTAGTTTATCTAAAGTTTTTTGATTTGTTAATCCTTCTACAATTTCTTCACCAGAAAAATCTTCCTTTAAATCACCAAATATTCTATCTGTACCTTGAGGATGATCAGGATCAGTTTCTTTTATAGTATATCGTTCCTCTAATTTTCTTTTTATTTCAGGTTCAAAAGAAATTTTTTCTCCGTCTTTAGTAACGTATCCTTCTTTTAAAAGTTTATCTCTATATGCCATTAGTTCTTGTTTTTGTCTTGCATCTAAAGAAAACTTCTTTCCAAGAAACTTATTAATAGCTTCTATTCTTTCTTGATTTTGTGGTGTATTGGTTTTACCAAAAGCAGACTTAAACATTTTTTTAATATCATTTGAAACACCATAAGCTCTATTGATAGCTCTTTCTCCAGCAGTATTACGTGCCATTTCCAAACCTATCATATCTCTATCTGTACCACGAGTAGACGTACCCCACCTACCTACAAACTGAGAAATAGGTGTTCTTATTTGTTTTAAAGCTCCGCTTTTCTTTAATTTTCTCCATATAGGAATAAGACCTAAAGTAACTCCAGCTATACCAGCCTCAAATCCCAAAGACTCAAGTAAAAGATCAAGGTCAGCTTGAGCTAAAATATCATCAGGGTCTTCCGATAATCTTTCCATAATCTTATTACCATCTTCTTCTTCCATAATTTTATAAACTGCTTCAGTTCTTGGATCAGAAAACATTGCTTCTGTAGCAACACCAGCAGTTCCATAACCTAAAAGTTTAGTTGGTTTAGTACTTAAAGCTTTACGTACTTTTGTTTGTAGAACAGGATTAAGAAAAGCAGTAGGACCAAAAGCTGCTGCCTTACCTATTTTTGTTGCTGCTTTAAAAGGCATAATATAAGAAAGTATATGTCCTCCCATTTCTTCTGCTACAGCACCTACACCTTCTCCGTGATAAGGATCAACTAAACCCTGAAGAGTTTTTTGTCCTTCTTTTCCTATTTGTTTATTAATCCATTTATCACCACTTTCCACCCATTCATCAGGAATAATATGACCTAATGTATTATCATATAACCATTCTAAACCACTTGCTGTTTCTCCTATAGCACGACCTGTAACTCTACCAGGAACATGACCAGGAGTAAAGTCATAATCAGGAGTTTTCTTTTTTATACCTACAAATGTTTCATTCGCATTTACAAAATCTTGAGGATCAATTCCCTTTAATTTCATATAATTATTAAAGGTTTCTTTATTTAAAGCACCTTTAGATTTTAAATCTAAAATATCGTTTCTAGCATCATGAAAGGTTTGTGTATGTACATCTAAAACCATTTATCTATTCTCCAACCTATTATCTACTACCTGGTGGTTGTGCTAGAAAGTCGGGGAGTTCGGTTAACGGATCTACTACCTTAGCCGCTGCTTCTCCATCACCTGCCTGATCTGACCCTCCAGTTTCTGACTTAGCCGCACCTTCTATTGCATTATCTGACAATATTTCTTTTACAGTTAGATTATCAACAGTTCCAAGGTCATAAATATTTTTAGCAGTTAAAGCTTGTAGAGTCTTTGTTAAATTTCCAAGGTTATTTGCACCAGCAAACGTTATAATTTTTTCCATAGCATCAGACATTACTCTTTGCATCTCTCGTGCTTCTTCAGACCTATCATAAGTTCCTCCTGGACCTATTGCTTGGGCATAATCGTCTTTTCGCCATTCGGCAGCCTGAAGAAATTTTCCCTTCGCATCAGGATGAACACTCGTTGGACCAAATCCAGTCTTATCTATAACAGTCGCTAAGAGTTCGATAGGTTTAGCGGCTGTACCTATAAGGTTTATTGTGCTAGCTTCTGCAATAGCCGAAGCCAATTCAGACCTAGAATCTGCAAGTTCAACTTGCAAATCAGCAAGAGCTTTTTCATATGCAAATTTCTTTTCTTTAGGAGCATCGGCAAGTTGTGCGGAAACTTCAGCATACTTCAACTCAAGATCATCTTTTCTTTTTTCTAATGCTTCAATCTTATCTGTTTTTGTTGTATAAGCCTCACCCATTGTACCTACTACATCAGCCCTTTGTGCCGCAGCAGCAGCTTGTCCTAACATACCTCCTGCACCTGGATCATGCTTAGACATTAACTCAAGACCTCCAGAAGTTAAGGCTCTATATAAACTTTGAGTATAATCTTCTTTGGCACGTTCTTTATCAGATCTAAGTTCTTCAGGTAAAGCTCTTTGCCTAGTATCAAGCATCTTACGTAATGCCAAAGTTTCTTCACTTTCTGTCAAATAATCTTTTTGGGCATCTCTAAGCTGCTTTAAAATATTTTGATGTTCTGTGGCTTGGCTACTTAGTAAATCTATAAAATTTCCTTTATTTCCTTTTTGTGCTATTACTACGTCTCTTCTGCCACTACTTTTTGCTTTTGGTCTTGTTGTATGTGAGTCTGTTCCAGAGGCTGTTCCCCCACTAGTTGTAGGTAGTATAGCTGCCGCTGGTGGGGGAATAGCTGCCGCTGGTGGGGGAATAGCCTCTGAAGTATCTACTTTATCTTGTGCTATTCTTTGATTAGGATCTAGTTGATCTGCCTTTAGCATGTCTCTTATAGCACTTGCTTTGGCTACTGAAGTTCTACTTCTTTCATCCTCAAATCCAGGTATAGTCTCTAAGTATCTATCTGCTTGTTCTATTAATGTACTAGGAAACTCCCCACCTCTAATTGCAAACACCATATCCTTAACTGACATATCTCCTAATACTTTAGGTCGAGATTGTGGGCGAGGTACATTATTTTGATGTGTTTCTAAAGAACTAAGCCCTCCTTTAATCTGTCCACCTGATTTTCTAAATGCACCAAATTGTCCAGCCAAACCAGCACCTGCTGCCGTAAGACCTAATAATTGTTGAGAAAGTGGAACTGAAGGTATTGAAGTAACATTTTGCTTAAATACATTAGGTGACATAGGAAATCCTCTAATTAAAGACTGATATTCCTGAAGTTGTCTTGTTGGAAATTCTTGTTCAGTTAAGAAATCAGAAAGGGCAATATCTAAAGCACGTTGCTCTCTATCTTTCTTTTGCTCACCAATAGCTTGTACAGCACCTAATTCTCTAAAAGCTTGACTAGGAAATTGTTGGGCAAATCCTGCAAATTGTCCTGCACCTTGGGCTTGTCTAGCTCTCTCAGCTTCAAACTGTCTAGCAGCTACATCATATGCATCTCTTAAACCTCTAGCCTGTACATCTCCTAATTGTTGTTGTAAGTTTCTTTGGGCCTCTGCTTCAAGAATAGCTTGTCTACTTCCACCATATGATCCAGCACCTGCTGCCTGTGCAGCTATTTGAGGAAGAGTAGTTCCTTCAAACTGTCTTCTTAATTCATCTTTTTCAATATCTATAACTTGTTGTTGAAATGGATTCATTAATCGTTCAGCATCTGCTTCACCAAACTGTTTTATACCTTGTTCGGCTGCATCTTGAGCTTGTTGTGCATAAAAAGCTGATGAAGCTAAACCAGGATAAGATGATAATCCAGCATCTGCTAGTTGTTGTGTACCAGTAAAAGCAGCCTGTTCTTCATCACTAAAAGGAGCAATACGTGGCCCTTCAAAAAGTTCAAACTCTCTACCTTCTTGCTGTGCTTTAGCTTTTTCTAAAACATCTGTAATAAAAGGTTTAACCTCTGACGGAAACTCAGAAGTTTGACTTACTGTTTGAACTGTAGCTGGCTGTGGTGTTGATTTACTACCCCCACCAAACAAATCACCTATAAAACTCATTTTAAAATCCCTTCATATATTGTCCCAATATTCTGTAATTTAATATTAGTTTTTTGAAATTGTTTGAACCATCCTTTTCTTCCAACAAATTCAATTGAATTACAATTACATTCTTTAGAATATTGTGTTAAAGTATCAACCATAACTAAAAACCAATCTTTAATTTTATTATCTTTTGCTGCCATAAAACCCCACCAACAAACTTTCTTATGAGAATACTTAATAATTTTAGTTGCAACAACTGCTTTTATGTCATTAATATTGTCCCATATTATCCATAATAGTATATTTTTATTTTTAATTTTTTCTTTTATTGACTCTATAGATTCTCTTTCGTAGGTTGTTGGAACTACTTTTTCTAATAAAGGTTTAATTTGTTCCCAAAATACATCTAGAGTTTCTGGAGTTACCTGTGTACATTTCATTTCATTAATGACTGTAATGCTCCTCTTCCATTTATTTGTGGGGGCTGTTCAGGCCGTCCATATTTTACTGTTCGAAAATCAGCTATAAAATCATCCATCTGTTCTGCTCCTGCATCAGCACTACCATTACCTATCATAGCCATAACATCAGCAGGAACTACATATTCATCTGGACTTACTGCTGCAATACCTCCTCTTTGAAGAATAGGCATAACAACATTATCCTGCATCCCGTGTCCTTGTCCAGGTATTTTTCCTTCAAATGGAGTTTCTTGAACACCTACCGTTTCGGACATCTTTATTAAATCTTCTATTCCACCACCTGACTGAGCATCTACTAATGGAAATACTCCTTCTCCATGACTAGGTTCTTCATAAAATCTACGATCTATTCCACCTTGTTCATATGCTTCAAGTATTTCTTCAGTAGTTAAACCCTCCATCCAACTAGGATCTTTTCGTTTATATTTATAATCACGTTTTCTAAGAACATAAGGATCTGGTCCTTTTGGACGGGGAACTTCTTCAGGATCTGGTGGTATAAGAAGATTTGCACCTACACCCCCTAAAGCAGAAGCCATTGTTCGAG